AAGATGCACCTAATGAACTAACAGTTACACTGGGGTTCAATTGCATTATTGGTCTTTCAACTGTGAATGATTCTGCTTTCCATTGATACAGATCACTTTTCATATCCTGTAACAAAGGGTGTGTTTCTATCATGTTACGTATGAATAGACTGTTACGTAGTGCTAGATTACGTTTGGCTGATATCAGCAAACAACTCCAGTTGGGATCATGATATAGTTTCCAACACACATAAGCACCTATGATAAAAGATTTACCACCGTGCCTAAACATTTGGAATCCTCGTCTAGGCAGGTGATCTGTGTTTTCTAACCAATCACATATCTCTTGATGTACGGGTGGAGTTGTTTGATTACTGATAATGTTCAGCGTGTCTAAAAATACTTTGAATGGTATTTTGGACATTACTCATTTGCTTTTTTATCAAGCCTTGTTTGTGCTAGTTTGAGAAGTTTTGCCGCTTCGCTTTTTTCTTCCGTGTTATTCATACCTGTTGGATGCACGGCACCAGATGATGCCTGTGCTAGGTATTTCAGCAACATCAATTTAGCACGTTTTCCGTTGTCTAGGAACGTGGTTTTCTTGATATAATCTTTTTCAGTTTTGTCTGGATACGGTGTATCAAAGAGACTATGTGCTTCTTCCAATTCTTTCTTCCAGTAGCCATCAGCAAATCCTTTCAATATGTTTAACCACTCTTGTTCTACTCTATTCTTTGGCATCTGTAGCAACATCCTGTGGTTGTGGTTGTGGTTGTGGTTGTTTTGGTAACATATCAACTACTTTTTGATATAGTTCACCTATAATTTTTAGATCTGGTCCTTTGAACAAACCTCTCTGTGATGATTGATCTATTATTTGTGCGATTAACACAAGTTCTCTGTCGTCAAATTGTTTCATATTTTTTCCTTTTTGTTTCTGTTATTTTAAGTTGGCACCCTAGCGAACCATGACGAACTCTAGGGTGCTGATATGCCTAAGTCTCTATCTCGAAAGCCTTAAGTGCAAGTATTTATGTTGGGTAAAAAAAGGAAGTTTGAAAAGGGGGCTGTTTTAAATTTGGCCACAAATTTGAACTGCAACCCCCTCTTATAAGAGCACGTGTATAAATGACCCTTGATGACACAAGAGTGTCTTTAAACACACAACTATTTATTTGTTGCTAATGATCGCTCTAAATATTTTGTCTAAAAAGACCTTTGCACACAACTTTGCGTGCCTGTCTAACATTTCATCAATTTCTGATTCAATTGATCTGCTTCTGATCAATTTCAAAATGTTTTCTGCTCTTTCTTTCCGGTCACCTTTTGTCTGTGTCTCGTCCAGGTCTTTCAAGAGTTTTTTCAATCTGTTGTTTGGTGTCTTTTTTATTGTCATTATGTTTCCTTTCTTTTTTTGTTTGTTTTGGTCTTTTTGGTGGTATACCTAACAATGCCCTAATAAACATATTTCTGTTGTCATTATATTTTTCGTTGTCTTGCATATCAGTTTGGTCTATTTGGTTGATTTGGTTGATTTGGTTGATTTGGTTTTTTTGATTCAATAAACTTTCTCAAATGTGCCAGTTTATCCTGTTGATCTTGTTCCTGTGCCATTTCAACTTTGAACTCGTCAGCACTGATTTTGCTGTTTGCTGTCTTGTTCCATACTGCCGCAATTATATCACAGCACTTGTTGAAGTTATCCACTTGTTTCACACTGAATCTAGCAGGTGCTCCATTGTAAGAAATTGATCCTGTGTTGACACATTGAGCCAACATATCCCTAACGCTGGGTTTCCAACGATGTTGACCTTTGGCCCACTTCACTGGTTGTATCATTTCCTCATTGAATATTTTCCAATCCTTGTCGTCTTGGAACTCTTCTGTTCTGTAGATGTTCAAATAAGTTATTTGGTTAAGATGTTGCACAAGTTTAATCCTGTCGTCATCTGATTGATCGTAGTATTGGTTATTGTTCAAACCTTTTTTAACAATGTCTTTGTATTTTATTTTTATCATAAGTGCCTTTCTTTTTATAATAATACTTATGATTGATCCAAAAAACAACCCCTTTTTTTGAGTTTGTGATATATAATAGCAACAATGGCACACATTACACAACAACAAAGAGACATCAATAACTTACAGGCTTACCAGGCACGACATCACGAAAAACAAATAGCAAAATGGCAGAAACAATTCAGCAAAGACATCATGGCACTTTCTCCAAAAGAAGTAAGAAGGATAAAAAGAAAAAGACAAAGACAACTGGCACAACAATCTAGGCACAAAAGAAACAAAACCAATTTCAATTTTTTTATACTCAAAGACAAAGCCAAGTCTTAACCAGTGGCTAACGTAAGGTTATAATATGACGGCTAACGGACCTTACCGTATGCGATCGAAGGAAAGATGTACGATCGTGCGTTGCGGGGCCGCGGTATCTGTATAGGAGTTTTCAAGAGAATCCGTTACTACCTTGGATACAATCTTTAACTTGTGCGAGACCAAGCACAGGAGACGGTTATGGCAGATCTTTTTTTTATATCAAGATTTGTTCATAGCCGTCTTGTGACTTCAATCCAAGTGTAATTTATAGAACAAGAAGATTAACAAAGACGAGTTTACGAGTCTTTGTTGGACTAACGCAGTTAGTCCCTATACAAGCCAAAACAGAGTGGTTGTAAATAGTCGTTAATAAATACAAGTAGAAAGTAAATTACTACTGACATTGTTTTACTTTCTCCTTAAAGATGTGCTGGTGAGTCCTCATTTCTTAACGTAGTGCCTTTTGTTATGGGACAACCAGCACATTGAAAAATTTCTACACTAAACTGAAACAATTTGGACATTTTAAATGCGAAGAACATCGCATCCATGTCAGCAAGACCACTGGCAAGAGGACACGCGGTCGTAAGCCAGGAATGCGTGTGTGTTCAGGAACTCCACACACCTGCAACTTCGTGTTGAACAAGGTGCAGTCTGGTCAGAGGACCTGTCACTGTGCGGATGTGGATTGTCCTGCACCTAAAATTTTTACTGCTGTGAGAATGAGTAATTGGAGAGCGACGTGTGGATGGTGTAAGAGGAAGTGGTACCCTAGGTCCACATGACCTTCCAACTGATACCAATCAAGAACATCAATATGGTATACAACAACCATTCGTTCCTACGTATCCTGCTGTCAAGATGCGTGAGATGATTGTTCATCAATAGGTTGATCTTTTGCTCTAACTTGTAGAGCCTTTCCTTGATTGTCATTATTCGTCTTGTATGAATTTCTTGCCTGAAAGTTTTTCTACTTCTGCAATCAATTCTTCCATGTTGACCCTGAACACTTTGCCAGTGTTGACATTTCTAGAGAAATATTCCCACTGACCCGCTCTGTTGTGTGGTGATATTTTAGTTTCGTTGCCCGCTTCATCCCTCACATATACTTCTGATGTTGAACCATCGTCCTTGGCAAATATGTGTGCGGAATCTGTTACGTTGCTTGGATTACTTGTGTTCTTTAATCTTATTGCACCATTCTGTAGTGTGACACCACCCAGTTGGTTGATGTAAGAATCACCTTCCACGTATACTCCGTATTTGTTTGTGGCATTTGTGTTGTTAGAAACAAAAAGTCCGTAATGATTTGTTACTGCTTCTGTGCCACTACCAGCGAACGTTGGTCCTGATGAATAGAAATCGTAGTTGTTTGTAACGTTTACAGTTTCTCCTGACGCTGGCACTAATAAACTGAATGCCCTGATGTTGTATGCGTTTGTAAGATTGATAGTAGAGCCTGCTCCACCCGAACCCGGGAAGTATATACCAGTTGCCTGTCCATTTGCAACACCAAGTGTGTCAGAAGTGCTTGACCCTGTGTTCTTGATCTCCACCAAGTGTTGTATCTGCGGACCCCTAGAGTTTGAAGTCTGTGAATAAGTTGATCCGTTGAGATCGAACTGCACGGTGTCTTGAATTCTAAATCTGTCATTTGAACTGTTGGAATCTGTGTTGGCCACTGCCTTGAACTGTGCTATCCTGTTCAACGCATACTGTCTTGTGCCTCCCGATGCTGTCAAATCTTCGTAACTCAAAGTGGCACCGACTGCATTTGATCCCACTGATGTTAGATCACTTGCTGTGATCCCCAGCATCAATCTGCCTGTGCCCAAACCGTCAAGTGATAGACTTTGATTGGCAGGTGGATTATCTGTTGAAGCGTGTGGAATAGATGCATCAGTTGGC